GTATACGTGCATTAAACAGTCCTATTAGGAACGGTGATGCATACCATACAGGCGTTATCCCCTTTTACAAAATGTTTCAGGCGGCCACACGTAGTTGCAGTCAAGGCGGAGTTCGCAACGGCGCTGCTACATTGTACTATCCTATCTGGCATTACGAAGTTGAAGATCTATTAGTACTGAAAAATAATAAAGGTACTGACGATAATCGTGTACGTCATATGGATTATGGCGTACAGTTTAACAAGGTCATGTATGAGCGTCTAATTCAGGGCGGCGATATAACCTTACTGAGCCCGCATGACGTACCTGAAATGTACGAAGCTTTCTTTACCGATGTAGATCGTTTCAAAGAACTTTATGAAGCAGCCGAGCGCAACACTAAATTACGCAAGAAAAAAATCAAGGCAGTAGAACTGTTTTCACGTTTTATGCAGGAACGTAAAGACACAGGTCGAGTCTACTTGCAGAATGTCGATCATGCTAATACACACAGCAGTTTCATTCCAGAACGTGCTCCTGTACGCATGAGTAATCTCTGCTGCGAAATTACTCTGCCTACTAAACCGCTTACGGATGTACGTGATCCTGACGGGGAAATTGCACTGTGTACATTAAGTGCAATTAACTGGGGTGCATTCCGTGAGCCACAGGAAATGGAACGTGCCTGTACTTTGGCAGTTAGAGGACTAGACAGTCTACTAAGCTACCAGAACTATCCAATTATTGCAGCACAACTGGCCACTGAACGTCGACGTCCATTGGGCGTAGGCATTATTAACTTGGCCTATTGGATGGCTAAAAATGATATGACCTACACAGATCCTAACCTGGAACTGATCGACACCTGGGCACAACATTGGAGCTACTATCTAATCAAAGCCAGTGCTGATCTAGCTGAGGAAATGGGTGCCTGTCCCGGCAGCGAGGATACCAAATATCATTTGGGTGTACTGCCTGTAGATACTTACAAGAGCGAAGTTGATGAGTTAGTAGCACCACAGGATCGAGTAGACTGGTCAGGTCTACGTGTTCAGCTACGCAACCACGGCATACGTAACAGCACCCTAATGGCATTGATGCCTGCGGAAACCAGTGCGCAGATCAGTAACAGCACCAACGGTGTAGAGCCTCCTCGCAGTTTTGTCAGTGTAAAACAAAGCAAAGACGGGGTGCTTAAACAGGTAGTGCCTGAGTATCGTAGATTAAAAAACAAATACGAACTTTTATGGAATCAGAGTAGCCCAGAAGGCTATCTGAAGATTATGGCGGTTTTACAAAAGTATATTGATCAAGGTATCAGTGTTAATACCAGCTACAATCCACAGTTCTACGAAGACGAAAAGATCAGCATGAGCGATATGCTAAAACATGTACTAATGTTTTATCGCTATGGTGGTAAACAACTTTACTACTTTAATACCTACGATGGATCAGGCGAGTTAGACATTGACGCATTACAGGCTAACTCTACTGCACCCGCGTTATCTGCTATCGAGGACGATGCCGATTGTGACAGTTGCAAAATTTAATTGAGGCAAAAATGACCGTACTAAATCTAAGAAAAAATCGTAACCATGCCAATAGCCTAGCGTTTTTAGATCCACTAGGTGGTGTTGGCATGCAGCGATACGACACACTGAAATATCGTTCTTTTGACAAACTGACAGACAAACAGTTGGGGTTCTTTTGGCGCCCTGAGGAAGTAGATGTACTTCGTGATGCCAAAGACTTCAAAGATCTAACCGACCATGAACAGCATATTTTTACTGCTAATCTCAAACGTCAAATACTGTTAGACAGTGTGCAAGGTCGCGCACCTAGTTTGGTTTTTGGTCCGATCGTAAGTCTGCCTGAGTTAGAAACTTGGATACAAACATGGACATTCAGCGAAACTATCCATAGCAGAAGTTATACACACATCATTCGCAATGTATATCCCGACCCGGCTAAAGTGTTCGACGAGATGTTGGACATTGAAGAGATCGTAGCCTGCGGCAAGGACATTACCAAATACTACGATGACCTAGCTGAATACAGCATGTGGTATCAAATGTTGGGTGTAGGTTCACATACGGTCAACGGTCGAACCATTCGTGTGGATCTGAGAGAATTAAAGCGTAAACTTTGGCTGGCCATCAGCAGTGTTAATGCGTTAGAAGGCATACGTTTCTACGTAAGTTTTGCCTGTAGTTGGGCATTTGCTGAACTAAAGAAAATGGAAGGCAATGCAAAGATTATCAAGTTTATTGCCCGAGACGAAAATGTACATTTGGGCAGTACTCAAACGCTGCTAAAACTGCTGCCACAAGACGACCCAGATTACGTTGAAATCAAAGAACAGTGTCGCGCTGAAGTAGAAGCCATGTTTGACGAAGCAGTACAGCAGGAGAAAGATTGGGCACGTTATCTATTCCGAGACGGCAGCATGATTGGACTCAATCAACAGTTACTCTGCGACTACATTGAATGGATTGCACATAAGCGTATGACTGCCATTGGTATTACAGGACGATACAAAGGTGGTACTAATCCACTGCCCTGGACACAGAAATGGATTGCTGGCGCTGAAGTACAGGTAGCACCACAGGAAACAGAAATTGCCAGCTATGTTGTCGGCGGCACTAAACAAGATATCACTGAAAATACTTTTGGAGATATCAAACTGTGAAACTAACTGTATACAGCAAGCCTGTCTGCCCCTATTGCGATATGGCTAAAAATTTTCTTACTAAAAACAATTTTGAATTTGATGTTGTGGATATCAGCGAAGACCCTGCTGCCCGCGAATTCATTATGAGTCAAGGGCATAGAACTGTTCCCCAAATCTATTGGGGTACAGAATGTTTTGTAGCTGGTGGCTGGCAAGGACTAAGTGCTATGACCCCAACGCAAGTACAACAAAGAATCGACAACTTAAAATTAAAGGCCGATCAATGACATTCAATATTAACAAAGATGAAGTTTATACTATTAAAATTAGCAACGGTGACGAAATTGTAGCAAAAGTTACAAAATATCAAGACTCAACTATGGTTGTAGAACGACCACTATTAGTAATTCCTGGACCAAACGGTCTACAGATGATGCAGGGTATGTTTACCGCAGATCCTAAAGTCGACGTAGAACTTAATGCTAACTGTATCATCATGATAGCTCCTGCACGTACTGAAATTAAAGACAGCTATATTCAAGCAACTACTGGTATTCAGCCCGTTCGTAACAGTATTCTAATGGGATGAAGCATAGATTTGTAATTAGAGATAAAGACCAGCTGTTTATCTTTGATAATTACATAGATATACCAGAGGAGTTTGATCACGTTATTGAATTCCGACCCTATGTTCCGCCCGGGCCGCATACGCCCGAACAGCACGAAGAAGCACATAAATGGAACGATCGGTTGCAAGAGCTTATGAGGAGAGAACGTGCCAGCAGTAACAAGAATCGGTGACGCAGACGTAACACACTGCTCTACGCCATATCGTGCGCAAGGCAGTCCTAATGTTGTGGCTAACGGAATACCAGTAAGTAGACAGGGCGATCTTAATACTGTGCATCTATTGCCAGGTAGTCCTTGCCCTGCACACCAAGCTCCCATCGCTACAGGTAGTTCTACTGTATTAGTCAACGGCAAAGGCTGCGGCCGCGTAGGTGATGCTGTCAGTGGTTGCACCAGTGTAGCCCAGGGCAGTCCTAACGTGTTTGCAGGATAAACGGTGGCCGGCTTAACACCACTACAGATCAATGTAGCCGCTGGCCTGATAGCCAATGACGGCGGTCTCGGAGTAGCACCCAATGTAGTCAGTGGTATCAGTAATGTGACTTCTGCTACCACTAGAATAGTTTCAAGTTGGCAGAATGCAATATCTGGTATGGGTACCGCGTTAGGTAGAGGTTGGGTTGATAATTCAACTGCGGTGTCAATTATTAATCTTGCTAACAATGCACCTGCATTATACTGCTATGGTCCTACTGATACATTTGCCGGCGACGGTAACAAGATGGCCTTTTATCTTCCGGTGCCTGAACTAGGAATGGGCAACCTTACAGCCAAAGTAGGTGGACAGGTCAAGTTTGCTGACCCGGCAGGTCCTAGTTATACCTTTACCACTGTAACTTCGCCATTTACTATTCCTAGTAATCTTGCCAACACCTGGATAGTAGAAAACAACAAACTGAGTTTTAAGACAGCACCCGCATTCAACTCTACCATTGAAGTGGCATACTTTCCCACTATCAGATACGTGCAGTTATTTGTCTATGGACTGTTAGGTGCTAAAATTGCCGGCAGTTACGACTACACAAAATTTGTGCAGATCTTTACCAGCGCCTATGGATATACTGAACAGCTAAACACCTTTATTAAAGGCAGCAAAAAAGGTGCCACCTACTTAGGACCAACATTTACTAACATGAATGAATTGACCACTGGTGGTTGGAGCAGTGTTACTAGTCAGATGGCCAAATTTGGTCTAGACCTACGTGCATCTGGTAACGTGATCAATCTACAGCAGGTAGCCAGACTAGGATACCCTAGCACACTGGTAGCCACTATTAAAAGTATCGGCAACGGTTATATTGGATTCGAAGATAAACTCAGAGTGTTTGGCGTAAATCAACAGGTATTGAACAGCATAGGCAATCCTGGATATGTACCAGATCTTGGACAGGAGCGTTTGATCTTCCGTGCTATGCAGCGAGTAACTGGTGACCAACTGGCAGAAATTCTTAGTGTGTTAGGTTGTCAGACTAAAAATATCACAAGCCTAGACCAAGCATTGGATATCACTAAAATATTTCCAACTAGCTACAGTACTCTACTATCACCAAACGCTAACGGGCTACAGCCAATTTACGTGGCTAACACTACTAATGTAAATCCAATTTGGAATAACCTAGATCCTGATCTGCAATCCTGTACCAACGCAGCTCTGGGCGCAAGCAATGGTGCCTTTAGGCAGAGCTTACAACAGATTACCGGTATCAATACTAAGACCAGTCCGGCAGTTGCCAATGTGATCACAACACTAGAAATCAATTCTAGTCTGAATTTGGTCAACAGCCTAACGCAGCCAGTGCCTACCTCGGTAGTCAACTTTTATGCTAATTTGGCACCAGGCGGAACAGGACCAGACAATACTTATGTGCTGAGCGATCTGATTGGCAGTTGTGCTGGCTTGGGTAATGTTCCTTTGTATTTGAACAACTATGCTAATGCATTTAACACACTAAAAGGTGCAGCAGCTTATGGTCAGCTGTGTGATCTGGGTAACACCTTAGGTGCAACACTACAGGGTACCTACGGCATCCCAGGGGTGCTCGGTGCTAATGTGGTTATTCCTTCCGGGCCAGCAGCCGGCAACTATGGCAATAGCAACGCTGCTGTTCAACTGGCAGTAACCACAGGTATCTTGCCACAGATGACTACTAGGATCAGTACATTGACATCAACAGGTACATACACTCAGGCCCTGAGTGCGTATAACAGTCTTGTTGATAAGATCGAAAAAGAAATTACTCTATTGGGCAACGCTACCATCAACGTTGGTAACGTTCTTAAGGGTCCTGATACTTCAATTATGAGTTGGAGCGGACAACTTACGCAATTTGCACTAGATAACACGTCAGGGGGTGCTAACACTTTAATTACACTTTTGGCTAACGCAAACACTTTCACAGGACAGTGTATGCTAGCCAGTATGGCTGAAAGCCGCAACCAAGAACGTTTGGCCAGCGAGGGCCGGACCACAGTTACAGTAGCCGATCCAAACGTGGTTACTGTGCCAACAATCTCATCTTTTTGAGCAAAAACTAGGTAGATTATTAAATAAAACTCCTATATAATAGGGTTAACGAAGTAGTTTTCTACCAAAATCCAAGGTTATATAAAACACCCATCTGAAATTCAGATGATTGTAAGAAAGGAGAAACCTTATGAAACACACCGTTCACACGGTTCTGGCTATGGTCACAGTTGCTATATCAGCAATGATTGTGTCGACCGTAGTCGAGTACAAAATGGACTCCATGGACCAGTTCAGACAAACGCGACCCGGCACTACCATGGCCGAGGTTAACCATCAGCTGAAGTGTATGGCTGATAATATCTATTGGGAAGCTGCCGGCGAACCAATAGAAGGTAAAATTGCTGTGGCACAAGTAGTAATGAATCGTGTCGCTCATCCTGATTTTCCAAAAACAGTTTGCGGCGTTGTTCAACAAAAAAGTGTAATCGCAAGTCGTATAGTATGTCAGTTCAGCTGGCTCTGCGAAAACACACATAGAAGTAAACCCAAGTACGGCCCTCTCTATGCGGAAAGCATGGAAGTGGCAAAGAAAGTCTATTTAGAGCAGTTTAGATTACCTAGTCTAAGTAGGGCTCTGTACTATCATGCCGATTATGTCAACCCAAATTGGAACAAAAAGCCAATTGCCAAAATCGGAAGACACATTTTTTATGGACCAAAGGACAAAGCCTAAACTATGTTTGAACAAATTAAAAAACCACTTTTAGTTGCAGTTGACTATGTAGAACAATTTGTCATAGAGCTGATTAATGTTTTAAGTAATCATCTTAGGCACATTAGTGCCAACGCTCTTGGCATTGCTGCGTTAATACTTCTGCACAGTGCAACTATTCCTAGCTACATTGCCATGTTGTCTGGAATAGATGCAGC